TGAACGGAATCGTTCGTAAACTCTAAAGTGGTTGTCTGTCTGTTGGGTGGCTCGTTGGGATATAAGAGACCCGCGGGTGTCTCCATATAAACAAGATCCGGTTGGTCTCTGTTTAACTTAGATGGAAACTCAATCTGGATTTGGTTGATCTGTTGATTGATGTCGGTGGCCGAAACTCTGATCTCGCCGATAAGATTTGTATCGTTGAATGAAAAGGTCGAGCTTTCTGCTTTGTTGATGACAATCGACCAGAGACCCGAAGCCGCGTTATATGCCATCCAACTATCTGAGCATTCCAGCATCTTTTCGACGTTCTCAAGCACCGGCCTTCCTGTGTCGACAACACCGTTGATCCTGTATCGGGCTTGCGTAGCTGATCCACCTCCTGCGGGCGTGTAGGTGATTGTCTGGTCTGAGTAAGTATTAAGAGCCGTCGCGCTTGTCGAGTCCACTAGCCCCGTCATGCCAGCGCCGTACCTTGCGTCGGTCATGTAGTCGTACCAGACATCTCCGGGTTTTGCTACGGTTCCACCTTTAGGATAGTGCTTGCAGTAAAACGTGATCGGCTGCAACCCTGTGGTTCCTGCGTCAGCGTTGTAATTGAGCTTGACAATTGCAAAGGCTAGACCGTTCATCTGCCGACCTGATGAAGGCCAGCGTAACGCAACAGGAATATCTGATCCCCCCATAAAGACATTAGGCGCGGTTCCGTTTACAGATGTAATCGTTCCTGCATTTGTCGATGTGTAAAGACTGATATACAGATTGCCGGAGATTTTTGTGTCGACATTTCCATCACCGTCAGTCAGAGACACTACTTTAGTCTGATCCGTGCCATCAAAAGTGACTAAGCGATCACCGTAATAAAACTTTGTGCGATCATAAGAAAAGGTTGCGCTTGCGTCCGACGAGATAGAACTGATCGCAAGAACGTAGTACATCGTTTTTTGATCGCTCGACAAGACTGCGTCAACAAAAACGCCACCTAGCCACGCATCACCATAAACGACAGGGATTGAGTTGTTGTTAGCTGGAGGAACTTGTTGCCTTGCGCCAGTGTCCTGTGAATTCGGAGCCTTAGATCCAAAAGCTCTCGTAACAACATACGAAACCGCAAAATTGATCGCAAAAGTAGCGGCTGTTAATGCAAATCCAGTTAATTGAACTCCAGCAGCTGCAAGGATGATTGATGCGGGCATGATTTACTCTCGAAAGAAGGTAGCTTGCAAGGGCTTGTATTTATATCGTGTGTAATCAATGTCAGGACTAGACGGCATGAGGCTTGTGCACACAATGTCTACCCGCTTAGAGTCCAACATGTACTGAGCAAGTTTGTTAAACCTCAACCAAAGCCTGCCACCGAGACTTGTGTTCCTGTACTCCGGCATCACCCACCACGCTACTTCGTGAAGCTCTCTGACGTAGCGATTCCAAAAGTTTCTTGTGATGTACGCAGCAAGGAATCCGTGTAGGTTGTCATCAACTAAAACAAAACCTCTACCGTGGATCATTTGATCGAAAAGGTTTCGAACTTGCGGTTCGTTTTGATTGTGTTTTAGTGCTTCTATGCCTGCTTCGTCTGCATAAGCCTTCATCATCTCAATAAGATGAGGCACATCGTATTTTGTAGCTTCTCTCATCCAGCATCTCTTATGTCGTTGGGATCTGGTAATTGGGTTTGTGCGCTTCCGGGGTCTGACTGTGAGCCAGACTTAGGTGGGGCTCCAAAGTCAAAGTATTGACCAGCAATCGCCGCGACTCTACTCATGCTCGTGTCAGAGGCGTAACGTTGCTGCCACGTCTTAAGATTGGTTTTTATCCCTGCAATTCGGTTCTCAAGAATTGACCGGAAAGAAGAACACGATATGGAACACGTCGCAGTCCTGCTTCGTGCGTTCTCGTCCCAATCCTCCGTGATGGACATGTTTGAAACGATGCCCTGATAGCGCTTAAAAAACTGCGTTGTCGGGCTTGTAATGATCTGGTAGTTAGAGTCGAAGAATCCGCGCCAGATCTCGACAGTGGAACCCTTGATGTTTGATCCTAAGACCAAAGAAATATTTGTCGGGTCGATGCCTATAAGACCAATCACCATATCTATTGAAGTCGCCTTGATCTCACGATTCACCGCGCCGACAGACAAGAGACTTCCGAGGCTTGTAAACGTATTGCCTCCGACAGTGATCGGGGCTGCTGCATTGCAAAACGTGTAGGTCGTGGTCGATGTTGTTAGCTTTACAAATTCACCGTGGGTAATCGTTGCGCTATTTAGCGCTGTCATTGGGGTACTCATTGGACGTTCTCTCTGAAAACGAAGTCGGCATCCCAATCAACAAAAGCGCCATTCGTCATCGGTCTTAGTGTGTAAGTAGGGCAGACCTCAGCAACGACAGAGAACGTGCAGGAAGCCCCTACAGCCGTCAATGTTCCCGTCGAGGGTGTTCCTATGATCGGTCGGTGAATCGTGACGCTAACGGTCGATCCTGAGCCTCTCAAGACCTCTGTGGTGACTTTGTAGGGATAGTTTCCAATCTGGATAAAGTCGCCAGCAGCAAAAACAACCACTCCAGATGCAACCGCTGGCAGATTGCCGATTGAGATCGTTGTCGCATTGGCAGCAGGAACGCTCGCAAGCGTCAGCGCCGCGGCCTGAACCGAACTGAGACCGCCCTTATATTCCGTAAACCACTGAAGGTTTGTGGTGTTAAACGTGATAGTCGCTGCATTCTGTCTATCCAGATTGTCAATCGTCTGGATAACATCCCTGACTTGCGGGTAATAGAGATAAGCATGAGGCTTAACTGTGAACACCCACGGAACCGAGGTCACATACTGAGCTGTCCTTACTTGCCCTGATCGTGAGTATTGCTGCCCAACCATTCTTCGGTTATTAACCGTGATGGATTGTGAAATGTTTAGGATGGTCTGGAAGCTCATGCTCGACCTCTAGGTGATAGTGATTTTTGAGCGTAGGAGTTTGCCGCCCATACCGCTCGATTGCTGCCCATGATCCGATCTTCAAAAGACTTAACGTCGATAGCTTGTATGTTGTAGTTATTCACAGTGGTCGCTCCGCCCATCGCGTAATTCGGAACAACCTGCCCAGACATGCTCGGCACAAACAACTCAGGACCTCTTTCGCCCACGATATAAGGGCTCCCAGAGTTAACCGGACCTCCTCCGGCTCGCTTGCCAAAGATCCCGCCGATAACGGGAATGGTCGACATGAAGTTTTCAAACAATGAGGGAGCGCCCGTCATGTTTGGCTTAAAGATGGCATCCAAAAACTTATCAAGCGATCTTGAGGCGAGTTTCTGTAAGAGCGAACTAAGCGCAGACTTGAAAGCCTGTGAGGCTGACTTGCCCTGCATGAAGGCTTCGACAATCGTAGTGCCGAGAGACTTGTAACCGTCCCGAAGATCTTCAAGAAGCTCTAGTTGCTCGTCCTTTTCTTTCTTCGTGAGATCCATTTCTTCTAGTTTCTTATTTGCAGCAATGTCGGCCTGCCACATAGCATCTAGAGCGACCTGTTGAGCTTCCTTTTCTATTTCAATCTGTTTCTCGTAATCCTTGATGATCTGGTCCTGCCGCATCTTTCGCAGATCTTCGGCTGCCGCTATTTCTTGCGCGGCTTCCTTTGCGTTTCTTTGTAATTGCTCCTGCATCTCCGCTTCTTCTCTGCGGAGCTTTATGATTTGCTCCATCTTTTCTAAGCCAGCAGGACCGCCTTGTTTTGCAGCCTCAAACCTAAGTGCAGCTTCCTCGCCTTCTCTGAGTTTGAGAATCTGAGCGTCTAAGCCTTCCAAATAAGACTTAAGCGCTTTTGCCGCTGCATCTGCGCTTGTATCTTTTACGGGCTTAACTCTCGTTCCTGACTGTATGCCGCCCTTTGCAACATTCATGACCGGAGCGGGAGCTTCTTCTTCTCCAAATCCTAAGAACTTCTTAATGCCGGTCCACGCGTCTCTAGCTTTGCCCATCATCGTAAGAAAGCCGATCTTCGCCTTCTCGGTTAACTGGTCTATCGCATCACCGATTTCACCAATAGCTAAAACGCCCTTTTTAGCTTCGCCGGTGAACTTGTCGGTGTTTCTTGAGAGCTGGTCGATCTTAGATATATCTATGTTGGCAAACTGTTTACCAAACAACTGAACCTGAAGTCTTGCCCGCTCTGCGCCCGGACCCATCTGCGAAAGCACCGAGGTTAGGTCTCTAAAGATCTCAATCTCAGGACGCAGCATTCCGCCAGCATCGGCAATGCTTACACCGAGTTCTTTAAACAGATCGGCTTGTTCCTTTTGCCCGTCAGCGGCCCCACCTAAAGTCGTAGAGAACCGATCCCACATCTGTGCGGCGTTGTCAGCTTCTTTTCCTGACTGCACCATCGCGCTTTGCAGGGCTAGGACTTCCTCAATCGCTAGACCGGAGCCTTCAGCAAAGTCATTAACCGCATCTGCTGCTTTGAAAAAGGATGTAGCAAAAGCTGTGGCAGCGCCCGCGGCTAATAACATCGGGCTTCGTAGTGCGCCTATAGCCGTACCTAAAACGTCTACGGATACTTTCAGCTCGCGGGTTTTTTGTCTCGCCCTGTCGACTTCTTGAACGAACTTTGCACTCTCTAGACCGAGAGCAACTTGTAGGGCTGCTATGAGTTTACCCGCCACGATTTCCCCCTAGTATTTCAAGAAACTCCGCTTTGAATCCGGGTAGCGAAGTGAACGCCAGAAAATCACGCTCTTGTTTTGTCATATAGTTTGGAGGAACAAAATACTCCTCCAGATGCGGGAAGAACTCGCGGCTTTTCATCGGGTTCTTAGACAATGCGTTGTAAACAATTGCCATTAAGTGCGAGA